GCGATAATTTCATCTGTTGTGTATTTAGACCAATCAGTAAAGGTGTCACGAGTTTTTAAATCGTGTACCTTGTGGACCCATACACCAGGGTTACTTGCATCAAAGTCTTTGTCATCGATCTTTAAACAAGCATTATAACCAAGTTGTTCAATGTAGGGCAGTTTTACACTAATCATTGGAATAAATCTATTGTGTTCTACAAGTCCGCTTTCTAGTAACCCTTCGACTTGACTAGAATCAATATCCAGTGTAACCCAGTAGCCTTCTTTGAGTAACGGAAACGCCATTTGTTCCCAAGGTTCCCACTGTGTATGCACATTTTCTGTAACATTAAAACTCATGTTAGCACCAAGATAGATGTGCTTGCATCCTTTTTCGTTTGCCCGCCACATGATCTCTTCTGGATCATTGATGCCTACAACAAACAGTGTTTTTTTACCATATTGCGGTGTGTGTTCAACTTCAGTACCTACAAAGTATTGTACGTTTTCTAAGTTATCGCCTTGATCGTATGCTCTTTTCATGACTTCTTAATCCTATGTTGTTCAGTCCAAAGTTCCCAACGTTTTTTATAATACTCGTTGATATCTTCTTTAGCATAGCCTTTTTCTTCCATTGTGTCAATGATTTTTTCTAAATCTTTTAACCCAATTTCAATTAATTCAAGTCTTGCTGCCTTTTCTTCAGGATCCATTGATAACCTCTAGTTGTCTTTGAATTCTGTGTATTTCATCTTTGAGCCAAAGTTTTTGCGTTTTTAAACGTCTTACTTCATCTGTTATGGTTTGATTATGAAAACGAGATTCAAGTTCTTCGTCAAGTTTTCTATGTTTTGTAATCAACTGCTCCAAGTGAGCATTTAACTTGTCATTGTTGTTTTCATAATTACTCATAAGACTAAATCTCCTCAAATAGTTTTCCAAACATTGTACTTGCATTAACAGTCTTTTTACCAATGTTTAATCTTGTACCAATAACATGCATCCAGTATTTACTGTACTTGTCAATTAAATCTAAACTTTTTTGTCTATCTTTTAGACTAAAAATTTCATCAACAACTTCTTTAAATTTTACAACTCCCCACCCCGGAAAGTCTTTGTCGTTAATAAGCATATATGGAAATAGTCCAGCATCATATTGCTCGTTTGCACGTTGTGTACTCTCAATGTGCATCCACACATTGTGACCCATTTGTAGTGCATAACTAAATGAGTCCCAACTTGTCTTGCCTTCTTTGCCTATTTTATTTAAATCGCCGGGTTTGTAAATACAAATGTCATTGATTTTACAGTGTTTGCTAATAGGTGAGTTTTCAAAGTTTTCAAAAATACCATCTGCTTCAACAGCATCCTTAAACAAACGTACATCAGTAGAGTATTTTTTATCGTCGGCACTTGGTGACATCATGTAACTCCATTTGCCACGATCATCAATTCGTATGCTATGATAAATTTGTCCATTTGCAGTTGCTAAGAAAGGCGAAGCACAATCATATGTAATCATAAAGTTAGGATTGTGATACTTGCGTACTGCACGTTGTATGTCAGTAAGCAATACAGCCCATTCTAGTTTACTAGTACCGAGGAAGTGCATTACATCATGTAAGCCTTGCTCTAATAACCCATCGTGTATCATGTGTACAAGGCGTCTTAAGATAAGATGCACATCACACATGTTTTGTCCACCCATTGCCCAACCGTTAAAGTGTGTTTCTGGATACTTTGCTGGATCACAATAGTCTTTGAATTCGTTATACCAGTTATCTGCATCATCATGATTGCTGCCTTGCAACACGTTTAGTACTTTAAAGTTACCACGACGGTTAGCCATGTAATAACGTGCATTGATGTGTGTTGCATCTACAGCATCTTGATAACTGCGAATGTTTGCTGCTTTTGCTGCTTTAGGATCTTGGAATGTCCAAGTTGGAATGTCAAGCATCATGCCATAATCCATATACTCTTCCATCCAGTTAACAACTAGTTCACGCTTTTTTTGTGCTTTTGGACAATTTGGATCAGTCCAGTCACCTTCCCAAAGTCCTTTTGCAATCTGGAACCCACCAGAGTCGCCTAGCAACCAACTGTTGTCTCTGTCGCGGTTACGCAACATGTCTTCTTTTTCACTGAACTTGTTTACGTCAAGTTCTGCGTGTCCTGCAGAATAGAGCGCCCACTTGTAATGAAACGCTCCTTTGTTGGGATTCAAAAAGTTAAGACCTTCTACTTCGCCAATACCTGCTGGAACACGAGCCGGATCAACATATTCTTGATATCTTTGTTTTCCTACAAATGTAGCATAAAAGCCACTAATGCTAGGTAGGAATACTGCATAATCATTTTGTGTTTCAGTAAGGTTTGTTTTCATTATTTTTGTTGTGCTGGTAGAATATAATCGTATTTTGCCATACCGCTATCAACAGTAATTTGCATAGCGCCTTGGTCTGTAATACTCATAGTTTTATCACCATCCAAGTTTAAGATAGCAATAGTTTGTGCAACTGGCCACGCCCAAGTATGTGTTAGACTGCCTTCGATGCCGTGTTCAAAAGTAAATGAACCTGCGTGTGTTGCTTCGTCACCAAAGTAAAAGTTCAAGTTACCATCTTCTGTACGAACTTGGAACACAGTTTCTTCGCTGTGCGCACCTGCCATAAGTTTCATACGTGCAATTGCTGCCATGCTTGGTTGGATTTCAACATTCCAACTGTTGCCTTTGAATTTAACACTTTTAAGTTTTTCTTCAATAATTGCTTTGTTCATAAAACGATAATCGTTTTCAAAGTCGCCACTTGCATTTTCAAAGTGGATATGTGTTGGAATAACTTCGCCATTGCGTTCTGCTTGCACAACTTCAATCTTAGCATCTTCTTTGTATTCCGGGTTTTTCAAATGATATGCAAGTTTACCTAAGTCTGGCATACCAAATACACCTGAAAACTCACCAACTGGCGAGTGTGTTGTAGCACTTAAAATAACACTGCGGTCATCAGCCATTGATTCAACTGTAGTATCGTTCTCTGCTGTAACCTTTAGTGTTGTAATGAAGCCTAATGAATGTGTATGTGACACAATGTCTTGTAGAATGTCTTTCATGTTTATCTCCTGTATCTCTTATTATACTGATATTTGCCTTATTTGTCAAGCGATTGTTTTAGTTTTGTATTGTAATACACTGCTGCACTCAGTGTATTTAGATTAATATTTTTTTCTGCTGCCATTTTTAATAGTGCTTTAGTGTCTTTAGGAAAACACATACCTCCCCAGCCACGTGCGCCTTGATCTGGCCACACAAAACTGTGACTTTCACCTATACGATTGTCTGCTGTGATACCTGCATGTACATGGTCAAAGTCAATACCATAAGCAGTACAAAAATCGTAAATTTCATTAAAGAAACTCACCTTAGTAGCAAGGAATGCATTGCGAAAATATTTTATTGCAATGGCTTCTTCTGGACGTACAATATTAATGCGCATCTTTGGCCAGTTATAACTATATTGATCTCGCCAGTAATCAGTATCACCACTTAGAATAACACTGTCCAAGTTTTTAATATCGTTCATGTAGTTCACAGCACGTAAAAACTCCGGTGAAAAGCACAAACGATGATTAGGAAATGTTTCTTTTAAAAACTGCCAACCTTGTAAATGTATTGTGCTTTTGATCAGGATTGGAGTTGTTGGATTGCATTTTTCAATTACGTCATAAACTGCACTGATATCGCATGTTCCGTTTTCTAACTCTGGTGTTGGAACACAAACAACAACTGCACTGGTATTTTCAAAGTCTGCAATCTTACCTAATGGTGGGTCATGTACTACAATTTCTCTGCGAAAGTTTTTAAACAATAATTCATGTGCTTTGCCTACAAAGCCATACCCTGCTATAATCATGCTGCTATTTTCGCCTCCTGAAAGTATGCTAAACGTTCCCAAGTATCACGCCAATCTTTTACGTTATAGCAGCGTTGTTTATTGAGTTTTGATGCTAGTGGCCAATCGTTTCCTCCTGGGTTCATTTTGTCTCCAAAAAAGAAGATTTTGTCGTTTTTGTTAAAGTCCTCTAGTATTTGACTTTTGTCACAGCCTTTGCGATAAATGTCAATACCAGTTTCACCACCAACTGTTGCTGTGATGTCGGGAAATTCGCTGTTGATTTGGAACGCAATAGTTTCTCGTTCTCTATTTTCTGTATCCCAAGCAACATATTCTTTACGTTCTTGTAATGTACAGTTGCGGCCTACAATTGAAAAGTTAATAGTGCCTACACGTTCTTCTATGTGATTACCTGTACGCAATGGAAATGGACTACCTTGTAACCATCCATTCATTAAATCGTGAAGTTCTTTAGGTGCTTCAAATGGTTTGCTATTCACACGCTTGCCTCTATGCCATACATCGTTGCCGCTACAATTATAAACAGTAACTACTGACTCGCAAATGTCTGCGCCCAGTTGTTCTACAGTTTTTGGATAATCACTGCCTGTAACAAGAAACACTTTGTTGTCTTGAATAAAGGTTTTAAAGAATACTTTAAATCCAGGATTAATAACTTGTCTGCTTGGAGTTAGTGTTCCATCCACATCAAATATAAATTTATTCATCAGTTCTCCTATGTGGGTGTTCTGGGTTTTCAACAAAGCGCCAACAGCCTTCGTTCTTAATGGTATTTAGATCATTTCGCAATAATGTGTTCTCCATTTGGAGTTCTCGAACCTGTTTTTCTAATGCCCAAATCTGTTCTTGCACCCATTCTAGTTCATAATGCTGCACACAATCGTCACTCATCTGAACAAAATGCCTTTTCGCCTTGTGTAAATTCTGCTTCTAAAACTGCTTGCTCAATATGACAACTCATAGCAGTTTCAAAAGTTTCATATCGAGTGAGTTTAGGTTCTGCGCTACCAATAACGCTACTTACAATCCAAAGTGTCCACATTACGGATTCTCCTTTATCCAAACACATTCTGAAATGTCTTCAGGTGTGTTGTACATACGCTTACACTGTTCATAAGGATTCAGTGTATCAGCAAGTTCCATACCTGCTAAAAACGAACCCAACATTAAAAACACCATTACAATAGTAATCTTCATCCTTGCTGTGCCTTATGCTGTGCAACACCTGCTGCCTTTGCTAGTTCGCTAAAACGATCAGCAATTTGTCGCATTTCACTTTCCATGACTTTATCTCTTTCGCCAAACCCTCTTGCCATATTGTGCAGTAAGATAACCATATCGCCGTCTGTTAATGGTTTACGTCCTTCAGGTAGTGCCATTTTCTTTCTCCGCTTGTGCTACACGTTTACGCAGACCGCTGGTGCTGAATCTGTGATCACGTTTGTTGAAGTGTAATTCGATTCCACGTTTTCTACAGACATCTTTGCCTGTAAACTCTTTTTCACGATATTCTTCACCTAGGAATCTCACATCAATTTGAAACAGTTCGAGAATATCAATAACATCTTCTTCAGTTTGATAAGGTACAATTTCATCAATAAACTTGAGAGCATTAAGTTGTGCATAACGCTCTACTAGTGTTTGTACTGGTTTGTTTTTTTCTGTAGGACGATCTATTGTAGGATCAGTTTGCAATCCTACAATAAGATAATCACAGTTTGCCTTTGCTTCACGCAACATACCAATATGTCCTGCATGTAGCAGATCAAAAGCACTGAATGTAATACCTACTCTCATAGTCACCTCTTTATAACAATATACATGTTATATTTAGATTTGTCAACCCCATTCAAACAAACTATTAAATGTATTGTTTTGTTTAGTGCTTTCTAAATCATATTTTAGCACACCAATTAAGTTATCTAATTTGTTGTCAATGATAACTTCTTCCATTGCATCACCATCGAACGGCAGTTCTTTAAACCAATCTGGCAAACGTAGTTCGTCTGTCGGATAAGCAACACTTGTATAACCTAAAGGATTTGCTTTTAGTTTACAAACAATAACCTTCATACCATCTACAATCTCTTGCGAGTATTTGTCACCGTTCATACGCTTCAGCGTGTTCCAGTTGATGCTTGCTCTTACGTGTCCAGGCATGTTTGCTTTGCCTTGCTTTTCTTCAAGACGTTGATAATGCCCAATCTTGTTTGCACGTTTAGGCGAACCTTTTTCAAAACCTGGACGTTCTTTGAACTCACGTCTAAAATTAGTGATAGATTCTAACAGTTCTTTTTCCGGCTTTAGATCTAAAACCATGTCCAATAATGTTTTCAAATAGTCCTGCATAAACACTGGTGTATCACTACGTTTCAAGTCCAAACCCATTGCTTTAACTTTACCTAGTTTGCCGTCTTTGTCTGTACGGTTACCTTCTAAGTCATACACTCGCACTGCATAACGTTTCTTGGTAATAAACAAACCTGTATCAGCAACAACTTCTCGACCTGCTGCAATAACTTCACTACGTGTCTTTGGACAATGAAATGCTCGTGCCATAAAGTCTGGAAATGTTGTATTTGCCTGTTCACAAATCTGATCATACAGTGTAATTACATTGTCTTTTCCCCAAGGAATAGCACCAGATTCGATTTCGTTCTTTAATACCGGATATGCACTAAAGTAAACAGAGTCAGTATCACCGTAAATAATACTTTTGCCTACATAGTCATATTCACCTGTGATAATCTTGTTAACTTCACTGGCCATGTGTTTGGCAATTTGTCTACCAGTAAGTGTAGTTGATTGTCCTATGCGTTTGTCAAAAAATCTGCAACCAGGATTAAGAATGGCCCCGTAAAGAGAGTTAAGATTAATTTTTTTAACAAGTTGTCTTTTGTCCCAAAATGCAATTTCAGTTTCATTGCCTGCTGCAATTGCTTTACGCATCTTGGCTTGTAGTTCTTTACGTTCTGCATACCACCTCTTTAATAGACCTGGAACAACTCCTTCTTTTTCCCAAGTGAATATTGTTCCATTTGCACTCAGCATCCATGGCTGATGATTATCAAAAATAAGTTTGTAAACTTCTGCGCCACTGAGTTCGTGAACACTGCCGTCTTCTAAATCTAATGTTAGACTAACATCTTTGCGTTGATCCATTACTGCTTCGTATTCAAGCGTACCAAATTTACCTTCCCAAGCAGCCGCAAACGATTTTTTCTCAAGTGTTTGTGCATTATGTAACATTTCGTCAGTCATAATTGGACGCAATTGTCCAATAATAGTCTCAGGAGCCATATTCATTGCACGAATCACGCTTGGATATAGTGAATTCAAGTCCATTGAACCAATCCACTCATGAACACCTTTTTTGGGATATGCTACATAAGCACCTGCTGCTGCTGTGCCGCCTTCGTGTTCTTTGCGGTTGGGTGCAACCATACCACGATTGTGTGTTTCGTTGATAATAGCCTGCTCTGTAACAGCCACAGCACCCATTGTTGTTTGTAGCAACACAGTGTTATCGTGTGCAATTTCGTTTGCTAGATCAATAAAACGCAGTTTCTTGTCAATTTTATCAAGTAGTGCAACGTCTTGTCTGTTATATTCGATAAACGTTTTAAAGTCGTTGTTGTAAAGTTGGTCAAGTGTACCTTCATACACAGTTTTGTTTTCGCCAACTTCCATTTCGCCAATAGCATCTAGTCGATATGTGTGACGTTCTTCGTATGTATACTTGCGATACAGTTCAAGATAGTCCATATGCACACGACCGATAGTATCAAATGTTTCAGCAGTCTTGCCAAACTTTTCAAACTCTCTGCGCTTGGGCAACTGCTGCCACAAACAAAAACGTCTAGTGTCGTCTTTGCTTAATACACGACTTACCCTGTTTACAGTGTATGGGATATCATAACCTTCACTGTTCCAACCACTTAAAATGTCTGCATCTTCGATGACATCTAGGAATGCTTGTAGCATATCACCTTCGTTTGCATACAAATAAGTGTTGTCAAACTCTGCTACTTCTGCCTGTGCTTGCTCCATAGTAAGTGTTTTTGGAGGAAGTGCAAAAGTAATCAATGCATCTAGCCATTGCAAGTGTACAGTGATAGCAGTAATGGGCATAAATGGATCACTAGGATCAGCAAAGCCACGTTCTGGATCAAAATCTGTCTCAATGTCAAAAAATGCAACATTCAGTTTAGGTGCATCTTGATTAAGATAGTTTTCACTCAAACATTGGAATATTGGATTAACATCGCTTTCAAATTTGTTTTTGTCTTTGTTAATAGCAAGTTCTTTGCGAAAGTCTTTTGTGTTCTTGCACACAACTCTAGTTAGTGGATCACCATAGATGCTTTTGTACTTGCCTCTCGGATCCTCATAATAAAATGTATATTTTGCTTGATACTCTTGATAGTGTCGTTTACCATCTCTGCGCTCAACACATCGAATAATATCAGCATCTCTATCAAAAAAAGCGTCTACGTATGGCATTCAGTTTCCTTTAATTGTCGTAACATGTTACAGACATAGTGTATCTATGTTCAACACCAAAATTGTATGCAGCATGTAATGTACTACCTGTCCATCCTACATAATCTCCGGCTTTCCAATCAGTTAGTACCCTGTTTTCTAACTGCATCATATGTCCATGTTTTGCATCTTCTAAAAACACAATGTATCGATGGATCTTTTCTATGTCTTTAACATTTCTATATTTAATGTAATAGCCATAACTGTCTCTGTGTAATGGCAAATAATTTCCTGGAGGTGTTCTAAAAAAAGACACATCATATGTACTATGTTTGGGCATTTGTGGAATGACTTGTTCTACAAATTCAGGCATGTCTGCTGGTTTACCAACAAACACATCGTTGTTGATAACATCTCTATATGCTTCATGTGCATACATAATATATTCGTGATGACCGTACCCGCCTTTGCTTTCATAAGGAAGGTTGGTGATTGTTTGCCGCTGCCAGCAGACGTTTATTTTGCCTTCAAACATTACAACTCCATTTGTTATTATTATATATTAAGATTTAAGTTTGTCAAGATTTTCTTTTATACCTTGGCAAACAGGAGAATCGAAGTATTCTAGTGTACCAATATAATCATACAATGTTTCAGGCACGCCTATGTTATTAGTAAAAATTTCCATCAATCTGTTGTAGTTATGTTCAATTATTGGAAGTTGTGAATTGTACAATTTTTGATAATTTTTACCTTTAAGTTTAGCAAGTTGACTGCCGATGCTTTCAAGTCTAGCATCATAGTCATCATAATTGTCAAATTCGTAATCAAACAAGTCTGTATAGTTTTTGAAACCAAGATCAGTTAAAACTTGATGTATACCTTTGATACCCGAAAGTATAAATGGTTTTTTATGAATAATTGCTAACCATGTTTTTTCACTGATGTCCAATTTGTTTATTGTTGACTCATTTATAACATGTACAAGACCTTTATGAAACTCTCTTGGTACATGATATTGGTCCCAAGTTCCTCCTTTAAATCCTAAATCAGATTCTTCTTTGAGTCTAACTACTTTTGGTTTGAAATACTTAAAAGCATATGACGGACCTGTGTAAGTATGATGCCATGTGTAATACATATCATCTAACACGTTGTACTTTGCAAGTTTATCAATAAACTGACATCTAAAATCATGTCCTAAATTGTTTAAACTAACCCCCAACTTATCAATAATTTTATTTTCTTCAAACATCATGTTAGTTGTAGTACAAGTGCTATAAAGTAAAAACAAAGGCCAATTAATAAACTTAATATTATTGCTATCTTGCTGATTAAATCCAAAATCACCTACCCATACTTCAAGTTTGCAATTGAATTTATTTAAAGTGCTTTCTATCAGTTCTCTATTTTGCTGTAGTTCATCATGAAAAGTATCATGTTCTTCAGGATTATATAGCACAATTGTTTTATTAGAATTGTTTTTGATTAAGTCTAATAATGTGTCTAAGGGTGTTAAAATATATTCCTGTTCCCAAGGAAAATAAAAAAATTTGTCGTTTACCACCATCCCCAAGCAACTCCAAAGCCAAAGATATTGTTACAAAAGAATACCATCATAAGCACCAACGGAAACGCCAAGTTCCTATGATAGTTTGTGTATAATCCACATGCTGTTCCAAAAAAGAAAAATGGATAAATCCAACGCATGTCTGGATCTGCTGCATTAAAACTAAGTGTAAAACTGGCAATGAGCACACTAACGGTGCTCGCCATTTCAATGTAAAATAGTTTAGGATTCATAGCGTGACTACGCTTGAAAAAGTCAACTACTTTACGCATCTTTATCATAACCTAGTGTTGCAACAAGTGTTTCGAGATCTTCGTGTGCGTCAGCAACATTGTGCCAATCACGGTTTTTAGCAATTTTAATTGCTTTGTTAATTAGAGTTGTTTTTACGTTAAGTTCTTCTGACACTGCTTTGATAGTTTCTTTAAGACCTCCTTGCAAGTCTTCAATTTCTTGTAGTACAGTAACACCTTCACGGACAAGACGTTCTAGTTTGGCCTTTTCGTCAGGCCCGTATACACGATCACTCATAGATATCTCCTTATGTTTTAAATTATTATAAACGTTTTTTAGTAATTAGTCAAGAGTCAAATGCACTTTTTGAGTCAAGTGTAATGATCTCGTATCCTTGTAACTCTTGTTTGTACATATCTGTGTCGCCTAACACTAGATATTCAAAGCCTTTTGCTTTGTAGTATGCGCACTCACTGCGTATAGATTTATATCCCAATTTTAAATTAGGATTTTCATAGTCCCAAGCAAACTGATCTGCGTGAACTGTTTTCTTGCTCGGAAATTCATAATATGCACTCCATGCAACTAACTTGTCTTTGTGATAGTAACCGAAAATCGTTGCTATATCCCATTCTTCTCTAAAAATAGGAAACACACTGTCGAACTGCTTGTGTTGTATGTACCTTTTGTATATTGTTTCACCTTCATCAAAGTGTTTACTTGACAAGAATTCAAAATCTATAGTTTTGTAATTTGTTTGTTTTAGATCTATTCTGCAAGTCATCTTTCAGTTACTTCGTTGTAGTATTCTGTATCCCAGTTTTTGTAATAACTTTGTTTCAACAAACTGGTTCGTGCTGTATTTAACTTTTCTTTTTGTTGTAAAAAAATTATAGCGTATAATCCATTGTTTAATACTACATCTTGTACTTGTTCTTTTTCGTCAGGATGATCTTCTAATGCAACATAGCCTCTATTATACAAAAATTTATTGTTTGCTGTTTCTGTTGCTAAACTTAATTCAACTGCACTAATATAGCACGGTTCACAACCTATTACAACAACTTCTTTGCCTTTGGGCCAATGGTAAGAAAAATTTTCTAATTCTGCAATAAAATAATCATGCATACTAATGTGTTCATAAGGCTTTATTTCAACACATTGTATTTTGTTGTCAAGTAATGCTTGTTTTGCAAACGGACATGGAGGCAAGTTGTTAAACGTTGCGTGTGGTATACTTAGAAAATTTTGTATCCAGTTGTGTATATGTGTTTCAAACATATCACTTCTTTTTCTTGCGTCCTGCACAATGTGCTTTTTGAGAGAAACCTTTGGGATTGGAGCAGTTGATACTGCGTTTGTATTTTTTACTCCACTTTTCTGCTACAATCTCTTTGATTTTCATTTTTTCTTAACGTGCTCTGGCTTGCCTTTGTGCTTGGTTTGTGCATAATCTTTGGCTGCTTTTTTTGGCATACTCTTTGCTGCTTTTTTAAGTTCAGGAGATGCACCTTTTACTTTTTCGCCTTTTTGCATAGCGTGTACCATACCCATGAACTTTTGTTGTGCTTTTGACTTTGCTTTTTCTTCGA